TTCTCTGTACTGTTCTAGGAGAGGTGGAATGTTATTCTTCATTTTCATCGTCCTCGATAAACTTCTCTACGCCTTTCTTTTCGACTGGCTTTGGCGGTTTCTTTGCTTCAAACTTTTCTACTAATTCACCGAGCTTTTCAGATACATTGATAAACGCAGAGTTGAAGTGTGATCTATCTTCTGGTGCCATGTCCACGAGTGTATTCATGATCATGCTATTCTCGAAAGCTTTGTGCTTGATATATGTGTGCTTCTTTTCTTTCTGAATTCTACGTAAGAATGCATAGTAGATAATCTGTGTGAAGTAAGCAAACGGATTAGTAGATTTTTCTGGGTTAAAATTGTGAATGTACGTCAGACAGTTTTCAATACCATCTCCGACCATCTCTTCTCGATATGAGTATCCGATAAAGTTAGGTCGAGTTGACAACCGTTGTGCGATCAGCATGATGCACTTACCCACATATTCTGGAATCGGTGGTCGAGGATCGCCATTCTTCTTGGCTTCTTGACACGAGTTCCAAAACTTGACCATCTCAGTATAGAATAATTTATTATCGATATAGTGGGAAGACGGTTTCTTTTTATTCATCATTTAGACTTTCTCAATTTACTGTATCTTTTCCTACAAACCTCTGAGAGATGAGTTTCTTCAATCTCGCGTCCATCTCTTCCATATTCTCAATGGTTTGCTTTAGAATCTTATCAGTTTCGTGGGTGACTGTGTATTCGACGAGACGCTTATAATATTGTTCCATCATATCTGATGGTCTATAGTTATACATTACATCATTTTTCTTTATATGTACACAGTTATCTTTCGAAAAGGCTAACAAATAATCCATTCGAATGCCAGAACCCTGCTCAGTATCATCAACTATTTCCATGAGGAACGGATACGTGACCACATACTCGTCACCGCGACTTCTAATATCTCCGACAATCGTATCAGAGCTTATGAGTTGTATTACTTTAATCATAACTAAACCTTCACGTTGTAAATTTCGTAGTCAAACTGTTCAGCATCATAGATCTTCGTTCTTTCGAGGAAGTGTCTGAGCGTAAAGTTTTGATGGGATTTATAAGACAGATCATCGACGATGTCGTACAAAACAGCGCCGTGTTCTTGTTTCTCTTCGTGCAATCGAAGCATACGACCGATAGACTGAAGTACTTTGATCTTTGACTTCGATGGAGAAGCAGCGATCATATGATGTAGTCGATTGATACTGACTCCTGTCGAAGTAGTACCCAACGATGCTAAGAGGATGGCGTTTTCTTCTTCTTCGATCGCCTTACGTATAGCTTCTCGAGTATCACCGCTGACAGAGCCATCAATGTAAAAAACATTATGATCTGTACTTCTTGTGATGAGATCATGGAGTGTTTTGCCATGATCCACAATTCGAAAGAAAACAAGCTTATTACCTTTTAGCGAGAGTCCGAGGTTGCGGATGAACTTGTTCCGTGCCTCGCAATTAATGAGGAAATCGATCTCTTCTTGATATGTTTTTCCTTTGACTGCATGGCTAGTTGGTTCATCATACTTAAGGACAATGCACTTGATCTTGAGTTTGGATACGTATCCTTGGTCCATGAGCTCTTTTGTACTGACGGCTTTGTATTTTGGACCGAAGAGACCTTCGATTGTTGTCTCGTTGAGGGCTGTGCCATCAAGGGTTCCAGTAGTCCCAAAGCGAAATTTGCAATCAGTAAGGCTACTAAGAATTTGTATAAGCGAGGTAGCTTTTGCGCCATGTGCTTCATCTCCGAATACTACTCCAAATTGTTGATACCAAGGTTTTGGCATCTTGTTCTTGCCGTTGTTGAGTGACTGCCACGTGGTAATGACCATGTCACATTCGATATTATTCGACTTACTCAAACCTTGTGTCGAGAGGTGTATGTTACCAGCATAACCGTAATCTCGAAAGTCACTCTCCATCTGGTTGACAAGACCGATGGTAGGAACGATGACCAAACCTTTATGTGCCTGATACCATCTCATCAGAATGTAGATCATCAAAGATTTACCAGAAGAAGTCGGCGATACCAATGTTCTTCGATTGGATCGAATACACTTCAAGATGGAATCAAACTGATAGTCTCTGACTGCATACTTTTCAGGAATTCTTAGAGTATTTATGAACTCTCTAAGTTCGTGCTCTGACACGTTATCATAATATAATTCTTCGTCAAACGAGAAAGAATATCCTCGAGCATCGCAAAATTTCTTGATATGCTTTGCCAATCCAGCGTATACATATCCAGTGAGGTTGTTGACGAGACGAATCTTTCCATCCCACACACGAGCTCGATACTTTGGATTGAACTTATAGTTCTCAGCAAAGAAAGTGAACTGATCGCCCAGTTCCATGATGGTCGACGGTTCTGCCTCCACTTTAACGTGGACATTATTGATAAATTTAAGATGCACTGAGCTCATTAAATACCTACTTTAAATCGCTCCCACTCGATCGCAGCCTTGATATTGAAACCACGAGCAGTGAGAGACTTGATAATGGATTCAAGGAGATCGATCTTCTCGTGCTGAATACCTAGCTTGAGCGATAGATTGACGATATCCTTGTCTGCTTCTATATAGTTATTCACCTCAGATTTCAGTATTTTGCCCTGCGGTGGCAAGCGCCAACCTTTTTCATGCGACTCTTCTGTCGGTCCGAGTGTGTAGAACTCCAGCTTCTCGAGCTTCAGTTGCTTCATCTCTGCCTCTTGCTTACGAAGCAGCAGCCGCTCATGCGTAAAGATCTTGAAATACTTATGATGGAGCTTTGGAATATTGAGCGCTTCGTCGCCGAGCTCAGAGCGATTGATCTGGGAATCCTTTTCCCACTCTGCATAAATGTCATCAATTTTCATAACAAATCCTATAATTTAGTAATATCGTACCTTAGATATTTAAACTCTACACTACATTCTATATAATTGACACTGGTATCTGTACTATTAAACTCAATATCTCCGAGACTGACTGGAAATGCGTCATAGAAAGTTATTAAAATATTCGAGTTCATGCTGCTATTCATGATCTGTAAGTTCAGATCTGAGTAGAGTGTTTCTGTTCCTCCGGCCTGAGAATTCTGTACAGCTTTATAAGCATCAAAACTAACAGGCGATGCCAGAGCCACCATCCAGTTATAGATCTCGAGATAATCTGTCATATCTTCGTTCAGACGAAACGTAATATCGAGAGGACTATAAGTAAGTTTGCCAGTGACTGGAATCGGCACGAACGGAGTCGGACTTTCTCCGTTACTCATCTGCACGCCAGGAAAACGAATGTTCTGGACATTGTAACTGAGCGCAGGTGCTCGCGCAAGAGTAAACTTGTAGCCTAAAGGTGACAGAAAGTTTTTGTTAATATCGTTTACGGCAGTCATATCTTTCCTTTGGCCATAAGATCATTATACACACTATTTATATATTGTACATGCCAAAAAGAAGGGGAGCCTTTCGACTCCCCTTCCAGTTTCCGGTTGGTTGTATCCAACTCTTATTATTACATAAGGTTGTTAACAAGAACGCGACGGTAGTACTTGTTCGAATCTTGCTCAAGAACAGCTGTTGTCGAAGCAGCAGTTGTGCCCTTAGCGAATGGATTCGGTGCCATGCCGTAACGTGTCTTGAAGCCGATCTTCGGTTGGAACGAACCTGGATCAACCGCACGAACCATTTGTAGTGGAACGTATGGGCAGTAGAACAGACCAGCGTCGAACGGATTCGAACCCTTGTAGCCTACAACCAGGAAGTTCGTGCCAGCATAAGGATCGATATAGACCTTAATGCGACCATTGATAACACCAGCAAATGTGTTGCCTGTGTCGTCGATGTTCAGTGACGATGTGTTCATCGCAGGAGCGTAATCAAGAACGCCAGCCATTTGAAGTGCAGAAGCAACGTCAGACGAGCAGATGATTACGTTACCCTTACCGCGACGTGTTTCTTTTGCAATCTTGTTACATTCACGTTCGATTTGGAACAGAAGACCCTTGAACTTTTCAACTGACCAACGACCGTTTGAGTCTGTGTCAAGATCGAAGATACCCGATGTTGTAGTACCTTCAGTCGCGCCACGCT